TATTTAAGTTCTTAACTTTTCCGTTATTTCTGTTGTTTATTTACAACACGCTTGTAATGTTTAATGCGTTTTCTTTTGAAATATATGCGTAATCATTAATGGTGTACTGCTTACCTGTACTGTAATGCGTGTATATGTCTTGCTTTTCCTGTGCTGACTTATGGCTGTGGCAATGTGTACATAGTGATTGAAATAGGTTGTTATAAAACGCTTGCTTGCCTATCTTATTCCATGCAAACAGGTGGTCAACATGGTTAGCTTGCACTACTTTACCCATAGTCAAACATGATTCACATAAAGGTTGTTTACTTAGCTGTATTTGTCGCTTTGTTTTCCATTGTGCCGTTTGGTACATAGATGTAAACGCCTTGCGCTGTTCCGTGTCTATGGTATTCATCCCACCGTGTTCAACGCAATAGCTGTTTAGCCTACTGCGTGGGTTCTTACACCCTAATGATGAACACTTAGTATTGGTGGGTAATGTTGGCATTATTTGTAATAGGTTAACTTGTTTACCGTGCTTGCAATGCGCTGTTCTATCTCATCCACTATGTTCATTAGGTATGAATCCTTTGGCAAGAACTCACGGTATGTATTTATCCATATCATAAATCCAAGCATATATTCCAAAGCTGATTCATTAGGCGGGTTGTATTCGCTACCATATGATGTAATCTTGCCGTACTTGCCTTGGTATCCCTCAATATATTTATCTGCTAAGTCACCCAAGTCTGTATAGAAATGCCCCATAGCTTTATGTATGGCGTATGTGTCTGCTTTTAAATGCAAAATGTGTGCATTTGTTACGCCATGTAGTAATCCCGCTACAAAGTTTTGAAATGTGTATTCCATGACTGCCCTTTAAAAAAGGGGTACTTGCTTACGCTTTCCCCTAAAATCACTCTCATTGTTGCGTTTATATTCTACGCTGTTAATACAAGGTAAACAATATAAGTAACAAATGACCATACGCCTAAATGCGTTAATATTTCGCTTATGTAATGTTTTATTTTGTGTAATTTCATCTTCTATTCCTCTTTTCATAACATCGTAAGCAATACCACTTTTGATTCATTCCATTGTTAAAGGGTATATATTTGCCAAACTCTCTTGGTTTCTTATGCTTGCATATATCGCATACTCGTAAAGTTGGGTCATTTGGTTTATTTGTATGGTCGTACATCAATCATTCCGTTTTCTTTTATTGTTGTTTTGTTCAATGTATGTTGACCATTTGCAATTGTCTTTTGTGTAATTTCCGTTAACATCAATTCTGTCTAATGTCGTATTTAATAATCTATTTCCCATTTCTTTGTAAAAATTCTCAAACTTTTTCCATGATTCAGAATATTTTATTCCTCTACCGCCATAATGTTTGTATTTTGGATTATTAGGGTTATCACATCTTTGTTTCATGCTAATCCATGAATACCATTCAGGGCTATATGTCATTCCATGTGTTTTTGTTAATGTTTTACATCTTTCAGCAGATTGTTGTTTTTTATAACAACCACAACTTTTAACATGAGATTTAATTTTTACTTGTTTAGCCAATGCTATATATTCATTGCCACAATCACATAAAAACAACCATTTATATCCTTGATTGGTTGTAAACAACGGTTTTAATGCTGTTAATTTTCCAAATTTTTGACCTGAAATATCAATTTTTTTCATTTACAGTTAAACGCCCATTTAAAAATAACCATCCTATTGTATTCCTGTGGGCTTCTTCAAACAAGTTAATTCTTTGTTCTTTTGATAATTTATTGCCTTGGTCTAATTCTGAATGGCAATGGTGGCATAAGTATGCAATGCGGTAATCGTGGGCTTTAATTCCCCTGCCTTTACCATCACGCAGTTGGTTGCTATGTGCCCCAACAATCGTACCATCTTCAATGCCACATATTTGGCATGGGCTGTGTTGGGCTAACTTCAGTAGTTTGTCATTTCTGTACATTTTCTGCCCATTTATACCAAGTTTTAATCATTTCTTTTAACATAATCACACCATCTTCTAATTTGTCACCAAACAAATCATCATATTCATACTTTGTTTCAAACTCACCTTTTTTATTGAGAAATTGTATTTTTTGTACAACTAACTTTGTATTTTCTGAATAACCTGTAATTAACAAAACAAAAAAGTCAGGCGTATTAGCCAATGCTTTTAATAATATTAATTGTCCACCGCTTATTTCTTCGCCTTTTTTCTTCCATTCACCAATCAAAAACTTGCCCTTGCGTTCATAAATCATATCTAAATCTGAACAGGCAAATGATTTATTAGTGTCAATGATTCCCTCTAAATCACGGTAATCAACTAATTGCGCCATTGTGTTTCTTAATGTCATCTTGTATTCCTATCAATTCCACGGTTGCTTGCTTCTTCACTACGCCATACATCAATGCGGGCTTGGGCTGAAATTAACCACCATTTAAGGTGTTCTTCTTGTTCTACCGCTACCTTTAACCCATCAAGTACAACTTTATATTCAGGGTGTGCCAATGCGTACTGTTCACATCTTGCAACTGTTGATTCATTGCATTTAAGGGCTAATGTTGCTTTAACCACCTTTAAGTAGTTTTCCAAATAAATGCGGTTTGCCTTGGCTTCAGCATATTTTGGGCTGTTTTTAATCATAAATTCAATGGCTTCATTGGGATGAACTGTTGCCATTGACCGTTCTATGCTTTGCTTTTCCATTAAAACAACCTTTCTTGTCTTTGGGCATCTTCAATGCGTTTACAGGCAATATCAAAATACTTTCTTTCCCGTTCAATGCCCACAAATGTTTTTTCCATTTTCATACACGCAACACCTGTTGTACCTGAACCCATGTAAGGGTCAATAATTGTTAAAACATTAGTTGGCAAATGACTAATAACCCATTTCATAATGCCAATTGGCTTTTGTGTAGGATGGTCACCCCTTAATTCTTTATTAGCCCTTAACATACCATTCCACATATAACGCTTTAATCTAACCGCTTTATTTAAATTAGTCCACGCTAATTCTGCATCAGCAAAATCAGATTCACCATTTTCTTTATCCCAAATTAACCAACATTTTGCAGGTGGCAACTCAAAATAATTACCCCCAAAAATAATTTGCCATTTACTAATATTTCTTAACAAATCAACAGATTCCTTAGTAATTGGTTGGTCATCCCAATCACTAATTCCATAATCTTTAGCTATTGCTAATTTACCCCTGCTTGCATTGTTTTTTCTAGCTTCACCAATACCGTAAGGCGGGTCAGTAACAATTGCATCAAATTGACCTAATGTTGGCAATATTTCAGCACAATCACCCAAATACAAAGTTGCATTTCCTATTTCTTGTTTTTCCATAATATTGTTAATTCGTCTTGTAATCGTTGTTGGGCTTTAATCCCTCTTGCATCCCCAATTAATCCTAATACTTTACGCCTTGTTTGTAATGGCAGGTTAGCTAAATACCTAACTTCACACGCATGGCGGTGTTCTTCGCTATATGTGTCAAATCTTAATTCCTGCTTTCCACTCTCTAATCTTTGCAATTGCTTCTTCCTTTGCTTTAGCGTTTTTTATCATTTCTTGCTGTGTTGGTTGGTGTGTAATGGTGCGTTCAGGTTTAACAGGGATTCTTGGGGCTTGTTTGCATAACTCAATAAACGCCATTGGTGTAACTACAAATCCGCTTGAATCAAGGTTTTTAAGTGCAAAATCTATTGTTGGGCGGTAAGTCAAATAATTACCAATCATGTTTTTCCAAACATCCATGACTGAATTAACATTCATTTCACCCCAATGACTTGTAAACCTTGCCCCGTAAATAATTGAAAACATTTTAAAAACATACAAAATTCCATCTTCTTTTGTACAAAAATCGGATTCTTTGTATTCCATTATTTGACCTCAATTCTTGGCGTTGTTCCGTATGCTTCAATTTCTTGCCAAAACGCTTTCATCTTGTCTTTTGGCTGTTCCTTAATATCTTTAGCCCATTCAGCTTTAAATCCAATCCAATTGCGTTCAATAGTTATTGTTATTGCTTGTTCTAAAGAAATACATGCTTTTTTAGCTTCTCTTTCCAAACCTTTAATAACTGTTTCTGTAATTGGGGCTTTTTTAGATTTTCTGTGTAATAAAAAATCATTCCAAATATTTATAGAAACACCATCAGGTGTATTTATTACTTTTGAAGATGAAGATGAAGATGAAGATGAAGGGGTTGTATTTTGTTTATCCTCATGGTTAACCTTAATTTTATCCTTTAATTTAGGATTACCGCCTAATTTACCGCCTTCAGCCCTTATTTTTCTTAGGTTTTCATCCCTAATCATACGCCTTGAACATATTGCACTATCATCCAAATCGTAAACACCTGCTTCAAGCAATTCTTCAAGCCACTTATTAACATTATCTAAAGATTCACCAACCATGCGTGATAGGTTTTCTGCATGGATAACCTTATTGCCAACCTTTAAATAACCGTATGGATTACCTTCGTGCATATAACAAATCATATCCATCCATAAACCCCTTGCACCTGTTGAACATGACCTCAATGCCGTATCCCTCAACCAATCTGAAGGGTAAAACTGAAAAGATGGTCGTTTCATTTGTTACCTTCTTTCAATTCTTTATAACAATCTGCAATAAGATTGTGTAAGTTTTTACCCGCCATATATCTGCATTTAAAATAAATGCAATCTTCATAATCAGTTAATTCAAGCAATTTTTCATAGGGCAAATCAATTGCACCGCCAATAATAAATACAAAATCAGTCCTGTCATAAGTAAAATCAATTGGTAATCTTGAAATTACATATTTAAGGGCATATTGCGTACTATGTATGGATTCATGGCAATCTTCACATAAACATAACAATTGTTCATCTTCGTAATCCCAAGGTTCATAACCTTTTAAATATTCTTTATGATGAACATTTAATGTGTTTAAATTATCGCCACAACATTCACAATGAAAATTTGCTTTTTCCATTACTTTAAGGCGTTTTTCTTGCCATCTTGGGTCTTTTAACTTTTCCCAATAAGTTTTAGCCATTTGTACTCCAAAAACAAAAAGCCCTAAACAGCAATCTCATTAACGGGCTTATTCGTTAAAGTTGGTGGACACCGAGTAGGTGCAGATTGCTGACTAGGGCTTACTCTCAAATCGCCACCAAGCGATATTTAAATACTAAACGATTTCTTCAATCGTCACAACTATTTTTCCATCTTTAATTGGTTCACCCCTTATTACTTCAAGGTGTTCCACTTGATAATCATTATCAAATACGCCTGCATTTTCTAGTGCATCAAGGGTTGCTTTGATTCTTGAATCAACATCCGTTTTTCGTTTATCACGAGGTCGCATAATAATTGTTACTTTCAATTTTGCATCCCCTAATTTTGGTACACGGTTTTCAATGACATATTCAGCAACCAACTGCTTAAACTCTCTACCTTTGGCAGATAGCACCATACGCCCATTAAAGTTGCGGTAATAGGTGTTAACGCTTGGGGCATAGGGTAAGTTAAGCAACAGCATTAAATTTGTCAGGTCGCATCATTTGACGGGTAATCCTGCCTTGACTTAATTCTTCAATTTTAGTTATGTTTTTAAGCGGAATTTGTTTGTTTCTAGCTTTCCACATATAAACGCAGTTGTAAGTCACGCCCATCTTTTCAGATAGCTTTTTTAAACTGCCAAATTCAACAACTAAATCATCAAAAATATCTGCTTTGTATTCCATGTTAATTCCTGTTATGTTTTGTTAGCATATTGTATCAAATTTGTTTTCTATCTCGTGAAATTTCAGGTTCACGGTTAAAAGTTTCAATTGTAAAAAATGATTCATTACATTGTGGGCATTGATGCCTGCGTTCAACATAGGGTTCATCATCATCATCTAAAAAATGTCTTGTTTCTTTGGTTTGCGTTTTATAAGCAATTTCTTCGTTACGCAAACAATAAGGGCATATCATTGGATTAAATCCTATAAAGTGTGTCATTTTGTGGATGGTTTGCAAAAATACGGTGTATCACCAAATCGAAATAATCCTAATATTTCGCAATCTTTTTGTATTGCATTAATCATTATTGCTTGTTCAACAATTAAACCAAGGGTTGCCCCAATTAAAAATGCAACTCCATAACCTTTTAATTTTTCCATTTTGAAAACCTTTCTGCGTGGGCAGTCGCGACCCTGCCTACAATTGTCAGTACATTCTTTACAAGTCATTTTTTATTCTCCGCAAACCACATTGCAAATATTAAAGAAATAATTGTTAAACACAATGTGCCAAACCCTGCTAACAACAAAATTAATATATTTAACATGGGTTTAGCATCCATGAAGCGGATATATCCATATGTGGCACAAACTTTTTATGGTTTGCGTTGCCATGTGCCATTGCCCTATATTTTCTTTGCAATTCTCGTTGCGGTATTGGGGCTAATTCTTTAGCATCAGGTTTATTGCCAGTTGCATAAAAAGATTTAGGTTTACCGTTTTGCGTTCTTTCGTAATAACTAATGTGTATTTTTTTATTTGCCCTTAATTCGGTAATGTACCTCGCTATAAAAATAACGGTAACACCCAAATAATCTGCCATTTGTTGCCTGTTCATAGGCGTATGAGATAACTGATTTAACAATTTTTCTTGAAGTTTAATTTTTTTGTTCATAATAAAAAGCGGGGCTACTTGCTTTGTCTATGGGGGATGTGCAGTTTAACTCGCACAAACTGAGTAGTATCCAATAACATCCACTTTTGCCCCTTTATTTACCTACCGCAACCGCACAACATTTTGCCATTTGGCATTTGCGTACAACCATAAGGTGAATATGGCGGGCAAGCTGAAAACGCTGTTGCTGACATTGTTAATAATAATATTGCTAATGCTTTTTTCATGGTTATTACCTTTCTTTGTTGTCAAAACGGGATATTGTCATCAATTGATTCATTGCTATCAGGTTGTTGCGTAAACTGCTGTTGCAACTGTTCTTTTGTTTTTGGTTCAGCTAACTGTAACCAACCGTCAAAAGGTACGGGTAATTGTTCAATCTTTAATGCTAAACCGCCATTTTTGGTGTCAACAACAACGCCAACCTTGACCCATTTAGTCTTTTCTACGCCATCTTTGGTGTAAGAACCGTTTTTTGCTATTGCATCATATTTAACTGCCATCTTAATTACCTTTCAATTTAATTGTAATTTCTTCTACTTCTTTTAAAAACTGTATAACTTCTTCTTCTATTGTTTTAATAAATTCATCATCCCTTTCAATCCTAAATACTTTTAATTGCAATATGTCAGGTAATCTTGGGTCAAACAATGTCAAGTCATTCCACAACCTGCCCGCACACGCCATTTGGAATTGACATTGGGCAATGTATTGTGACGGTGGTTTGTCGTTTAAAATTGCATCCACATGATTAAATGAAGTCATACATTTAATTTCAACCATTCCTAAATCACCAACTAATCCATCAGGTGAACAGCCTGCGTTTTTAATGTTGTAATGATTAACAAACGGCACTTGGTCAACAAAAACATTGTTTTGCACCTCATACGCTGTACGGGCTAAACCCTCATTATCAATACCATGTTGCATAGCGGGTGATGTATAAGATTCAGTCTTTAAACCTGTTAGGCGTTCAACTACTAATTCCATCTTGTAGTTTCTACGGCTTGCAGATTCACCTGATTTAATCTTTGTCAATACATCAGAAATGCGTGATGCGGTCACTTTGCCTAATCTAAGCTGATGCCATTCCATGCTTCCCTGTTCAATCTGTTGTGTCATTTTGTGTACCCGTCAAATATTGTTTTTAATTCACCACTTAATATTGCACAAATTTCAGCACATTCCCCTGCTTTTTCCCAATTAGATTGCAATGAGTAGTTGTGCATCATTCGCACTTCAGTATTTAGGGCAATCCATTTATCGGAAAAATCGTTGTAATCAGTTGTTAACATTTAATTCTGCCTTTCTTTCATCTTTTGCTTTGGTTAATAATTTGTTAGCTTCTTTATCTTTCTTGGTTGCAGTAAACGCTTGGGCATATACCCGTTGCAATTCGTCAAGGGTTGCACATAGTTTCATGGCATCTAACCAATCTTGTATGTCATCCGCATCAGGTGGCAGGTCATCATTTGCATAAAGGTGTACCAATCCAATGCCCGTACCTGCTGAAATTGCTTTAGCCAAACAACGCATTTGACCGCTATTAATGTCAAACGAATTAGGGTTTTTAACGGGTGTGTTGTTTTTTGTTAATACAGGCAGTTGCATTTGTATTGATTTGCCAAATGCTTTCAATGTAACGCCAACCATTGCGGTTTCTGCATAGTAAATAACATCATGGAATTCCCAAGTTGCCATTGGGTCATGTTGTAACAAAATATCAAGGCTGTTTGCCCATGAAATGTAATTAAATTTCCCTTTTTGTTTAATAAAAGGTGATACATCAATACTGCGTAATTTCTTGTAATCCATCTTGTGTCCTAAAATAAACAATCGCCAACTAATTCAAACGCTGTTGGCTTGCGTTTTATTGGCATACGGCTAATTGACCAACCTGACTGTAAAAACGCAACAGCTTCAGCTTTGGTGGCAAATAACCGTATTGCCAAACCATCTTCATCAATGACCTTGTATTTCATCCGTAAATCAGGTCGTGTAATGAATCCATTTCAACAGTACATAAGTTACACATGATGCGTAAAATGGTTTCGTTATCGTTGTTAATGAACGCTGTTAGCAATTCACCGCTATATTGATAAACCTTATCGCCAAGGTCATTTGATTCAAACGGTGTGATGCTGAATTGATTGCGTACACCGTATGTCATGCGTTCTTGTTTAACAATTGCATCTTCAAGAAATTGGCGTTCTTCTTCCCATGTCAACGGGGCATCGTAATGGTCACGCATCATAAACCCCCTGTACGGATAACCCATACTGTTAGCGGGATTACAAAAAAACAGATACCTAGAAATACGCCTTTAAGAATGTCAGTCATGATTATTCTTTCCCTACAAAGCCATAGGCAATTTGGTCATACAAATAATCTAAAGCATTGTATTCACCGTATGCCATAATTCTGTCTAATTCTGAATCAGCTATTTGTGCGTTACCGTTGTTTGGGTCAAATGCCAACTTGATTTCTAACGCCTGCATTTTTTTTGCTATGTGTGTCAACATAGTGTCTTTGCTAAATCTTTTGTTCATGTTTGTAATTCCTTGTGTTAGTGGGGGCAATGCCCCCGTTTTGTTAAATGCCTAAATCTTCTAAGTGTTGAATGGTCTTGATTGCTTCAGCCATTGCTGATGACCATTGAGATAAGTTGCAGGCATCAATGGCAGGTACGCCCAACCATCCTTCAATCATGCCTTCTTCTAATTCGTACTGCATTTGCTTTGCAGTAATGTTTGTATTGCGACTTGCACAAGAAACAATTGCACTTGTGGCGTTTTCAATGATTTGTTGGTTAGTTAATGTCATTTGTGATTCCTTTTGTTAGTTGGGGGCGTTGCCCCCGTATTGTGATTAAAGTTTTACTTCGCCAAAATATACGCCATCAACAGGTCTGTACAAACCTGCTGACTGTAATGCTGATAAATAGCCTGCAAACTGATTAGCACTCATGTTGTCAGGTCTTACATTGTCTAAATAAACTGATGTCCAAACATCGCCATTTGAATATGTTGTTTGACTTTCACCGTGACTTCTAAGTGAATTAAGAATTTGTGTTGCTTCGTTTGATAATGTCATTTTGTTACCCCTTGTAATTACTTGTTAATAAAATTTACTGCATAAATAGAACTATATAGATAAATCACACAAAAGTACAACAATTATTAAATAAATTACAAAAATAGGGTAAACACCTATGCTTTGTTGCGTAAAAACAACAAACCCCCTTTCGGGGGCTTAGGCTGATTTGGCGTATTCGTCTGCGGTCAGGATTCCTGCCACATATTTGTTTTGGGGTTTAAATATTGTCAATGATTGTTGTTTCATGTCAGGTGCAAATGAAATGTGTACCCAACGCCCAAATTCATGTATTAGCTGTGAATACTTAATGCCTGATGCTTCAATAGCTTTGGCAACTGCATACGGGTCACCAAATCCTGCACAGGTAAAGTCAACAGCCCATCCATCCATGTGACTTGACTGACGGCTTCCGCCAACCGCCACATTGACTTCAGGCAGGCGTAACCATGAATTAACCCTGATTGGCTTGCCTAACAGCTTCCTAATAGATTCCATGCCTTGTGCTGTTATCTTCATGTTTTCTAGCTGTTCAGGGCTTGGTTGATTGTTTATGTCTAACCTAACGGCTGTTTCGCTAAATGTTGCTTCTTCAAGGGTAAAATTTTCACTTAGTTGCATTTTTCATTTCCATTACTTTTTCAACCGTTCTACCGCCAAAGTACGCCAAGAACACGATTTGTCCCCATTGACCAAGCAAATTAACATAACTTTCTTGGGCGTTCAATCCAAACGCTGACATAGTGGTAAATACAAAATATGCTGTAAAAATTGCAATTAACGCCATTGGTCTAATGTTTTTAGATAGCCATGAATCGCTTGACATATCAGCTTCCCAACGCTTGCTTGTTTCTTGCATAGCAACTGTATCTGCCTGTATTTCAGCCATACGCCCTTCTTGTTGCATCTTAATTAACTCTGCTTGTGCTTTTGCTTTTTCAGCAGGGTCAGGTACAAACCTGTCTAATACTTTCATGCCAACATCAAGTAACGCTGTAATTGGTAACATATCAATCCCCTACTTGGCTTGCCCTTAATGGCTTAATTTTCTTTTGAACACCTAGCTTTTCTTCAAGAATAGCAATGTGCAATCTGTTTTCAGCAATAGCATCACGATTCTTTTGAATCTCAATGCCTAAATCTTGGCGTAACTTTTCACGGGCTAATTCTGCACCCGTATTTGATGCTTGCTTATTGTCACTAGTAACAACCAATGAAACCTTGCTGTTAAGAATGGTCACATCATGCTGAATTGAACCTAGTGCCTGAATTAAATAACCTGTGCAACCAATTAACAAAGGCAACAAAGCAAATAATAACTTTTCTACAAATGCCCCTTTTGCTGATTCTTTAGTTTCGTCTGCCATTATTTGTCCACCTTATTATCTAGTTTGTCAAAAATGCGTTCAAGTATGCCTTCTAGCTTATCAAACCTTGCGTTCATGTCTTGATGCGTTGTGTAATCTTTGGCAAGTTTTACCTCAAGCCTATGCAAGTCTTTTTTCATTGCATTAACAGCTTCCCACAATTCACGGGCAAACCACCCAATCACCGCTAGTACGCTACCTGCCCCAATATTGATAAGTGTTTGCCAATCCATGCTTGCCCCTATATTCTTCCGTAAACAAAATAAACATTAAAATTATTTGGCAATTGAACAACCTCAATTGTGGCAGTTATGTTTGCATCAATTAATTGCTGTGAAATTTCGGTAATTATAAATGATGCTTTCAATGAATTCTTAAATTCAACAGCAAAAACTTCTTGGTCGGGTGGCACATAATAATTAACAATATCATCACACATTGCATCATCTTCTACCCTTACCATGTCAAGCATCATAAAAAACCCGTTTGGTTTAATTGTTTGCTTTAACGCATCCCAAAAAACCATTGGATTTGGCAATTGATGTAAAAACATTGTGCTTATTACGCCATCATAAGTTTCGGCAGGCAAAGCATCATAAGGTATGTATTTTTCAACAAAGTTAACTTTAGGGCTTGGGATGTGTTCATCCGCTAAAGTCAGCATTTCAGGTGAAGCATCATAGCCAACAAATGTTGAATTTGGGTAAGTGGCACATAAACTTGGGTAATAATCGCCATTCCCACAACCAATATCACAAAACAATGAACCGTCAATATTAGGAAAATATGTGGTCAGTTTTTCCATAAACAGCCCAATCATTGCAGATTTGTCGTATTGTGCATACGCAACACATTCAATAGGGTCAGTCATTACTTCTTTTTCAAGAACTCGTGCCATTTTTTAACCTTTCAATATAGTCTGACGGCTTAGTTATATCCGCATATCCATCAACTACTAAAGCATTTGGGTGAAATCTTCGTATTAAATTTTCTTGCAAAACACCAACAGTTTTACCTTTCCATGCTGATGCAACGGTTGTTGGTTGCCCAACTTTCCAATGTTGAATGGCTAACAATGGAAACCCAATTTCTTCGGCTTCTAGCCTTACACCCGCACCATGTGATTGACCTTTACGCAATATGCTTGATGCTTCCGCAATTGAATTGCCGTTTTGGTCATAAAACAATCTTAATTTGATAACATCAACATTTGGGTGTTCATGTATAGGCACTTTCGGGTTTGGATGGATTAAATATAATTCAACCTGAAACTGCCCGTGCCTAAATAAACAAGATGCAGTTGCATCATCAGATAAAAAAACCTCTGCGTTTTTTGGAAAATTAAACGGCAACCCTTTTTCTATGTACCAATCACAAAATTCATTCACATCATTCCATGATGCAGGTATATCTAATTTTGGCAAATTATATGTTTTCATTTATTTTAACAATTTCTTGCGCCAATAATTCAACAGGTATTTCTGTGCCATTATCACCATTAGAATTTTCATATTCATGCCCATGTTCATCAACAAAAACAACTTTGTAATGAACCCCTAAAGTTTGTGCGTAATACAAATCAAGTGCATTTTTTACAATAGCAGGCGCAACTTCTTCTTTAGAATCAAGATAAATATATTGACCTGTTAAACAATTAAATACAATGTGTTTTTCTGTAATCATCCTAATCCACCATACCTGTTGCCCGTTGCTGACCAAGTAATAAATCCGTTACCGCTTACGGCTAGTCCACCGCCACCGCCACTACCCGCCCCATAAAGAGTACCTGAACCTGATGCAGGTACACCCGCACTCCCTGAAGAACCCCAATTACCCCCGCTACCACCTGCGCCTGCACGGTATGTTGTATTAGGGGCACCCGCACCACCGCCACCTGCACCGCCTGATGTACCTGCGCCACCTGATGCGTAACCTGAACCGCCACCTGAATTTGATAAACCTGTTCTACCACCGCCACCGCCACCTGCTTGATAATAAGTGTATGTACCAAGTGATGTACCGCCACCGCCACCGCCACCACCGCCACCACCGCCAATATTAGAATTATTTTGTATTGTTACTGATGTGCTAACGGCAATACCTGTACCACCACCTGCACCTGCTGTTCCCGCAGTAGTTGTACCATTACCGCCATTACCACCCATTCCAATAACATTACCGTTATTAATAAATGTTATACCGCCTGACCATGAACCATCAATAGTTAATGCGGGTGTTGCAGTAGTCGCTGAATAAATCCAAACGCCTGATGCCAAAGTAATAATTGCTTGGCTTGTGCCATTCCACCCGTTAGCCAATGCCCATGAACGCAAATTTAAACGGTCTTGATTTGATGAAATAGTTGCATTGAATGTTGTTGCTTTTGCAGTACCGTAAAAACTGCTAATGCTAATAGTGCCTGATGATGGTACAGCCCCGTTTGTACCTGAAGTACCTGCGGGTACATTTGCGCCACCCGCATAATATTCATTCAAACTAATAGGATTTGAACCGCCAAATTCTGTTTGAATTTGCGCTAATGTTAGCGTTCCTGATGTCGGCAATGCCATTATTTAGCCTTTAATTCAGCAATTTGTCCTTCTAATTCTTTAATAGCCTCAACAAGCAAAGGTACAATTCGAGAATAATCAACAGTTAAATAATTTTTACCTGATTTTGAAACTATTTCACCCGTTTCTGCTATACCTTGCATATCAAAAGGTGCAATAGAAACGGCTTCAGGTAAAACTTTTTGAACTTTTTGCGCAGAAAGTCCTACTTGTTCTTTATTGTTTTTATACCCAACGCTTTTTGCAATTTCATTTTCAATATAAATAAAACCCTCTAAAGATAAAACTTTTTGTAAAGCGTTATCAATACATCTTGTTTTTGTTTTTAATCTTTCATCAGAATAATAAGCGGTAATATTACCTGTCCCGTAATAATTACCATTTCCAAAATTCCCACCATTAGCATTAAAACCACATAAATATGAACCATTAATCATTTGATGATGCCATGTTGCGCCATCCGCACCATTCCAAACAGCACCGTAATTTTCAGATAATCGCATCCCTGTACTATTTGAAGTTGTTGCCCCACTTCCTGTAAGTGCAAAAACACCACCAAAATTTAATCCTGATTGTGAAGCATTTGTTACTAATGTTGTTGCTGATGTCGTCGTTGCTGAATTACCGCTAATTGAAATGCCCCATGTACCTGTTGCATTTGACCCATTAGTATTTGCTTTATTTGCAACCAAAGCATCCGTTTGGGCTTGCGTATAGGTATTAGCAACATCAAATGTTGTATATACCAAAACAGTAATAATTGAACCAACGCTTGCGCCTGAAGCTAAAATTACATTTGTACCGCTAATTGAATAATCAGTTGTAGGTATTAATCTTGCACCGTTGTTATAAACTTCAATAAGATTTAATGTTACGCCAACAGCAAATGTTGTTTGACTTGCAGTAGCTGTAAAGTTATATCTAGTGAAAAATGCGCTACCACCGCCACCGCCTTCAACCCAAGAAGTATTTGTACCATCTGTGCCCAATACTTTACCTGCATTACCTGTTTGGCTTGGTAATGTTGCTTTGTTATTAAATGTATTCCAATCTGTACTTGATAAGTAACCATTGGTTGATGTTGTTGCTTGGCTTATGCTAATTGCAGGGGTCGCACCACCTGATGATGATATTGGTGCAGTACCGCTTACTGATGTAACGCCTGTGTTAGCAATAGAAATTGAACCTGCGCCATTAGTAACAGATATTCCTGCACCTGCTGTTAGATTTGCATTTTTCCAAACGCCTGTTGGCGTTGTGCTTGCATCATAAATTAGTAAATTACCACTTTGCGGTGATGTAACTTGTACATCATGTAATTCATCTAATTCATAACCATTGTCAATCTTTATATAGACTGACCCAACGGTGTTATCAACTCGTTCCACCCAACCAAGAACAACTAACTGATTTGGGGCTTGAGGTTTAGTCGTAGTTACTGCGCCTGCCGTTGTAGGTGATAAATAAACAGTTGCCCCTGCGGTTAATCCTGTTGTATTTAACTTATATAACGCCCCCGAAACAATAATAAAACCTTCAGCACCATTAGCAATTGTTTCTGCAACTAAACCAATTGTGCCAAAAGAAGTTGCTTCAACATCAGCTTTTGCTAACTTAACAGATACACGATTGCCTTGCGCACCTGAAATATAAACTACTTGACCTTTAGTAACGGTTACACCGCTATTATTAAAAACCCTAGCGTATTCTTGTGTGCCGTTTTGTAAAGTAACATTGCCACCTTTTAATAAAGTGGATGTTACGCCATCACCATCATCCCATGACATTGTGCCAACAACCGCAGGTACAGTTGCAGGTGTTGTGTCAAATCCGACAGAATTAACATTGGCTAAATTACCATTGTCATCAAGGGTAACAGTAGAATTTTGAATTACCTTACCTGTTGTCCCGTCATAACGGGCTAACGCATTATCCGTGGATGATAAACCACCCGTTACATCCCCCGTACCTTGCCCATCACCAACCAAAATAACAGTACCACTTGCGTTTTTACTGTATAACTTTTGGTCAGCTAAGTTTACGGCAATTTCACCAACTTCTAAGTCGGCAGGCAACGGCACTTTTGATGCCGTTGATGTTTTCTTTAGGATAATTTTGTTAGCCATAGGGCTATCCCTTCTTTGCTATATAGCAGGGTTAATTAATAAGTGCCACCGTCAATTGTAATGCCATCAAATGTAGTCAAGTTGGTAATTGAACCGCCTGTAATTGCCACATTGTTTGCATTTTGCGTTGACATTGTGCCTAAACCGCTAACCTGTGTATTAGCAATTGCAATGTTAGTATCAGATAATGCAGTCAATTGACCTTGTGAATTAACGGTTGCCGTTAATGTTTTGCTTGATGAACCAAATGAACCTGCTGTAACGGCAGTATTTGTAATGCTAAATGTGTTACCTGTTAAAGTTAAACCTGTACCCGCATCATAAGTACCCGCACCGCTAAATTGAGTCCATGTAACAGGCGTTGTACCTAATGTACCGCCTGCATCAACCGTACAAACATAACCTGTATCAGCTTCAGTTGCACCTGTTTGTACAAATGTGAACGCTGAAATTAATTCATTCCATGTGTTTGCGTCTGAACTGCGTGACCATGTACTTGAATCAGCAACATAAATACCGTTATTTGCTTCATTAGTTTGGTTTTTAACTAAAATACGGTCACCTGCGGTTAGTGATGAAGTCCAATCACCGTTTGCTTGTGTTGATAAACCTGATAATGTAATGTTGCCTGTTGTAGTTGCAACAACTGATGCTTTGATATTTAAACCTTGTGCAACGCTGTCAACATACGATTTTGTTGTTGCATCTTGGGCATTAACAGGGTCAGCCAAATTTGTAAGAGATTGATTACCAAAGCTAAATGCGCTTGTTGGTGCAGATAAATCTGACAATGATGCTTGCGAACCTGCCGTTGCCAAACCTTTAGCGTTTATGGTTACCTTAGTATAAGAACCCACATTGGCATTTACTGTATCTAATGTAATAGCAATGTCAGCATTAGCTGACCCGTCAAACGATGCTGAACCGTCTGCATCACCTGATACGCTAATTGTGCGTGAAGTCGCTAAAGCTGTTGCTGTGCCTGCGTTGCCTGATACTGAACCCGTAATTGTGTTGCTAAATGTCTTAGTACCACCAACGGTTTGCGTTGTTGATGTGTCAACAAATGCGCCATTACCTGCAATTGGAATAATTGCTGTTGCTGAACCGCCTGAACCACCTGTACCTGTACCATAGTACAAAACATTTGTATCTTCGTTAAACGCCAATTCAGCGTTTTGCAATGTAGTTGGTGCGCCTGAACCGCCACCGCTTGCCCGTCTTTTAATGCGAATTGTATTTGCCATGATTTAATACCCCTTGAATTTAAAAATTACCGCCATCAGTTACTTCGGTTTGTGGGGTATTCACCCATTCACCTACACCAAACATTAAAACATCATATTGATTAGCACTCGTAATATTTACGGGATAACCACCAATAACATCGCCACCACTTTGACCTTGAACGCCACGGTTAATTTGAATTATCTGCTTTGGCGTTGGCGTAACGGTGACATTAACATTATTACCGCCCTGTATATTGGCAGTAATATTGTTTGCGTCTTGTACTGTAACTGTCGTGTTACTAGGTACAGCATTGACATTTAACCTTGCCATGTCTGCCCCCTTAAACTTTTACAATGCCGTCTGAACGAACTAAAAATAATAAGAAAATAACATTATCTTCGGGTGGCGTTGTTCCCGATTGCGGGAATCCAATTTTTATGCGCCCCGAAAATCCTGCACCGTTTACTGAATTAATTGCCATTTGGTCATCAGTTGTTATCAATCCCCAAGAATCAGAATCAATTACTAATGTAAATGAACCTGTTTCATCAACACGGTTTGAAATAGTCAACGGGATTGCAGTAGGTGTAGGCGTGTAATTGCTAATGTCAAAAGATAAACCATATCGGGTATCTTGCACATTAGTTAATGTTCTTCGAATGATTTGTGCATCAATAGTTGCGCCCGTAAGATTTACAGGCGTTGTGCCATCTTCGGATGTTAATGACAAATTCCAAAAAGTTTGTTGGTCATATACCAATTCACCTGCAATAATAGGGTTGTCGAACCCACTCACTTGGGTTAGTGTCGATTTACTAAAAACTGCCATGATAGCCCCTGTTCTTGGTTAGTTACCCCATGCACTCACGAGGTACGCATCATGTCTTATCTTGTATTTACAATTGTATCTTAATTTTTACCTTCAGCAAATACATTTACGAATACTGTACCATCTTCTAATGCTTCAATTTCATGCTGTATTCCTGCCAACAAATTAACAGGCATTGAGTTTTTATCAATAACCTTTGATTTGCCATTATCCAAAGTTATGCGACAAGAACCTGCGTTACACATGGTGGCGTGTGCATATTCGTGACCGTGCATTGGTAAACCTTGACCTTTATTGGCGTGAAACACATTTAATCTAACAGTATTATAAGTAAAACTATGCTTTGTCTGTACTGTTGTCACACTCATATTCAATCTTTATTGGTTGCCATTTACCTGTGTATGATTGCGCAGTATTTATATACCTAATTTGTAACTCTTGCTTCCCGTCTTGTTTTACTAATACACGGAATTCAGGGCTTGAATTTGGATATATCACAATGTTTGAGTACCTTCTGTTGTTGGCTGTTCTTCATCAGGTTTTGCAACAATTGTTTCAGAAAGTAATGGCGGTTCATATTCGGCAATTATGCCATATTCACCCGCATTAGCTTTAACCCACAATTCTTTTATGTGTTGATATTCATCATTTGATTTAACGCCCGTTGGGTGTTCTTCATTGAATTCTTTATATTTAACAATACATTCAATTATTGTATGTTCAATATCTGCCCATTGTAAATTTTTAACATATTCAATAGTAAACATTTTTAATTCCTTATGAAACTCTAATATAAATTGAATTGTAAGCTTGATTTAAAGTTATGGCAGAACAAGAATTATAATTACTTTCTCTCCTAAGTGCCCAACCCATACATCGCCAAGTACCTGATAATGTTGACGCACCTAAAGGTGGCAATACGCCCACATTGCCACC